GTGGCCCCCGCACGAGTGCAAGGTCATGCCCTACGACCCGAACCACTACAACGACGGCGGCTTCTACTTCGGCGCGAGTCAGATGGCGTTCCACAAACTGGCCAACCAACTCGGCTACTCTTTCGTCTACATCGAGGGGCACCGGCGCGAGTGGGGCGGCGTCAATGCCTTCTTCGTGGCCAAGGAGTTCGCGCACCGTTTCGAGGGTGCGGACAGCGAGAGCATCTACCACCAGAAGACGTGGCCCAGCGACCATCCGCTGACGATTGGCCGGTGGCAGCCGCGCATGTCCGCGTTCTTTAACCCGTATGAGTGAAGATGCACACCAGACTGGACGCGATGCTAAACCGGACTTGAACAGTGGCGGCGACGCGCCTGACTTCCGAACCGAGCTTCGTCATCTCATCAACCGGCACAACATGGAGAACGGCAGCGACACGCCGGACTTCATCTTGAACCAGTTCCTCGCGGACGTGCTGATGACGTTCGACCGCACGATGCGGCTGCGCGAGCGGTGGTATGGCCGGGAGCCACAGCCATCTGACTGCGGGCTTCCGGCACCGGCATCGGCACGCGCCACGCTCGAAGCGGCGGTGGTCATTCCGTTGAAAGCCAAGCGGCAGGAGGAAGGGTGGCCACCAACGGATGCGTGCCTTGCGTATTCAGCCTACTGCGATGCAGTCGGCGGCAAGGCGTTCAACGGTGACCCGCTGCCCGACTGGAAGACGTTCCGCGCCGACCCGGCCAAGGCCAAGCAAGCGGATGCGTGGGAAGCGGCGGCTCGTGCTCTGTCCAGTCCCACGCGCCACTGGACGAAGGAGACGATGGACGCCTTGGCGGAAGAGCAGTGCGTTGAAGGTGCTCTCTTGGCGGATGGCTACGAGGCGGCGTTCCTCGGCTATGGCACCATGTTCTCGCACGCGGTTGCCGTTTACAACTACGAGCACTGCATTCGCATCTTGCAAGAGCGCGACGGCATGGGCTATGAGGACGACGGCATGAGCTATGAGGAAGCCGTGGAATTTTTCGAGTTCAACACTGCCGGTGCGTGGGTGGGCGAGAACACGCCTGTCTTCCTTCACACCCCTGAATGATACTCGGAGCTTCAACGACGTGGGACGCGCTCGATGAGCTACATGCCTCGTTCGTAGCCAGATGACCGAGATTGTTACAACCGCAGGCTACGCGAACGTGGCTGGAATCTACTGCATACTGAACATCGTGTCCGGTAAGGTATACATCGGCAGCGCGTCGAGTCTTAAAGCACGTTTATGCTGCCATCGCTCAATGCTCCGGCGCGGACGCCACGACAACGGCCATCTACAGCGAGCGTGGAGTCTGCATGGTGAGCAGAATTTCCAGTTCTTTCTCGTGCAGGCGTGTGCTGTGTCCGACTTGACGCGCTTTGAAGCGCGCTGGATGCAGATGACAGCCGCGTGCTGCCCGGACTACGGCTATAACCTTGACCGGGTAGCCACGCACACGATGCACGCTGAGGAAACTAAGCAAAAGATTGCATCGTCACTCAGGGGCCAGCGCAGGTCGGTAGAGCAGCGCAGGAACATCGCGAAAGGCATGACTGGCGTTAAGCACGCTCCGAGGACTGCGGAACAGCGGTTACGCTACAGCAGGGCGCTGATGGGCCATGCTGTGTCCGAAGCCACTAGGAAGAAGATGAGCGCAGTCCACAAGGGCAAAGTAATCACGGAAGCGCACCGTCAGAGTATTCGGGACTTTTGGAGAAAACGGAGAGAAAATCTATGCCACGAATCGTTCAAGTAGTGTTTGAGGGAAGACTGGGTAACAACATGTTTCAATACGCCTTCGGGCGCGCTCTGGCCGACCTCTGGGGTGCCGAGTTGCAGACGCCCGACTGGATTGGTCAGGCCATCTTCACGGACGCGGGCAGCAAGCCCCTCAGCGCGGACACCGGGCGTGTCTACAATCAGGAGATTCCCGCGCTCGACACCACGGATGAGGTCGTCATCCTCAAGGGCTTCTGGCAGGCCACCAAGTTCCTCAACTTCTACAGCCGCGAGCAGGTGCGCCAGTGGTTCGCGCTGCGGGAGGAAATCAGGCTCAAGCAGGACGGCGAGAAATACGTGGCGTTCCACATCCGGCGCGGCGACATGGCCGAGAACAAAGCGGAGTGGGCCACGATTGACCGGGACGCCTACGGCATCGCCATCGCCAAGCGGGGTTTTGACAACCTGCCCATCGTGGAGGTCAGCGAACTGTCGCCGCACACCGCGCCGTCGATTCTTGAGCCGTCGTTGCAGTTCATCATCGACTTCCAAATCCTGATGGACGCGACGGTCATCTTCCGCGCCAACTCATCGTTCAGTTGGTGGGCCGCGACGCTCGGCAGCCCGATGGCGGTGTTCAGCCCACAGGTCAAGGGCAAGTATGGCGAGGTCATCGCGCACTTCGAGCAGGGCAACCACTGCGCGTTCACGAGCGGCGTGGACTCGCCGGATGTCGAACTGCTCAACGATGTTGACTGGGCGAGTGAGTTCACGTTCGAGCGCGAGGGCGTCTGGTGGCTGGTGGACATGGAGCAGGCCGAGCACGGGCCGTTTCCGACCGAACAAGCTGCGCGGCTGGAGGTCTACAAGCTGGCGGTGGCCAATTCAGACATCGGATGAAGCTCACGCTGTATCAGCCGTGGGGCGGGCTGGGTGATAACCTGCAATTCTCCACGCTGCCGGAGGAACTGGCCAAGCGCGGGGATGAGGTCTACGTCTCCCGGCGCAACGTCCTTCGTAACCCGGAGATTCACGAACTGGTCTGGTTGCAGAATCCGTTCGTGAAGGGCATCAGCGATGACGAGCCAAACCTTGGCCATCCCTACTTTCGCTACGACACCTGCCTGTCGAACAACATCATCAACCACTGGGAGCTTTGCAGCGGGCTGACGCCCACCAAGGGACTGCCGCGCATCTACCGTGAGCCGGTCTGGCTTGGTGCCTACGAGGACTTGGTGATTGTAGACGTGTCGAGCGTGTCCATCGGCTACGAGCCGCAGGCGCTCACGGCCCGTGTGGAGGAAGTGCTCAAGCGTTTCCCGGACAATCCCATCGCGCAGGTGGACTTCACCAATCACAAGCCAGCCCACAACCTTCGGCTCGACTATCCGTCCATCCCCGTCGAAAGCCTCGACGAATACTGGAACGTGATGTTCTCCTGCCACACGGCCATCACAGCGTTCAGCGGCGGCAGCGTGCTGGCAGCGGCGCTGCTCGAACGCTGGCGCACGCCGGACGAGTTCAAGCCCGTCGTCATTCGCCCGCCCGGCCACACCAAGGGCTACATCTTCGACGGCATCGAATACGTCAACGTATGACAGCGGAAGAAATCATCAGCGTGGCGGTCGGCCTGCGCGAACTCCCCGGCTTCTACCCGATGGCTTCGGAGCCGCAGGTGTCACGCCGCTTATCCCGGAAAGGAAATCGAAGATGCCGGGCTGCTCTGCTCTGGCGCTGCTGGTGCGGGTGTGAGCTATCCGATGACTTCGCGCAGCATGGCGCGAAAGGCTTCCGGGTCGAAGCTGAGTGTGTTCACCTTCCTGACGCTGCCGGTGAAGTAGCGGTCGATGGTCAGCCCACTCTCCAGCACGATGGTCTTCTCCGGCGCGATGGCCAGCGACATCACCACCGGCGCAGACAGCACCAGCACATTGACTGCGGAGGCCGCGAGCAGCGAGTAGGCGATGTCCACGCTGGGCATGTGTTCCGCCACACTGCAACCAATCCACGGGTAAGGCTTGCCCTCGAAGTGAAGCTCGATGGGCAGAAGACCCTCCGAGCACATGATGTCGTAAATCTGCCGGGCCACGGCTTCGCTGGGCCGGTAGCCGTTGCTCACGCTTATCAGGTGGAGGCAGGCCAGCCGTCTGCGCCCGTAGTAGGGCCGAAGCTCATCCGGCACCACATCCAGCCCAAGCTCGCGCCGGGCGCACATGCTGGTCTTCGTCTCACCGGCGCACGGCTCTGGGAAGTCGAGATGGTAGATGGCGTCGTGGCCCTCGCGCACCGAGCCTGACCACCACACGGAGTCATCCAAGCACTCCTGCGCGCCGGGCACACGCAAGTAGGTGGTGAAGCGCACGCCCGGCCTCTCGGCGCGCATCTGGTGCAGCAGCGAGCGGAACATCAGGGTGTCGCCAAGGCCGTGGAAGAAGAGCAGCGCCACGTCCTTGAAGCCGTGGGCGTCAATGCCTGCCTTCACCGTGCCGTCGCCGCGACTGGGGTAGAGCGTCATGTTGTAGTTAAGAACGCAATGAACAAGCTGGCAGAAGCAGTGGTTGACGCGAGACTAGAGCAAGGTGACGAACCTATGCAGTGGTCTTCGGAAGGGCTTCGGCGGCTTATTGCTCACCACGTTGATAAGCCCGATTTTGTTCCAAAGTATGTAGACGAGCACGCGCTGATGTCCGTCATCGGAAGGCTCAGGCTGCACCACCAGACGGCGTTGCACATGCGCTTCGAGAGAAGCGCCAGTCTGGCTGAAATTGCTGCTGCGCTGCACGTTCACCGCAGCCGTGCTGACCAGATTTTACGAGGCGCAGTTAGCAAAGTGCGCGGCATCGAAAAGTATTACTACCCGACCGACCCGTGGGCGTTTAGAAAGTCCGACAAGGGTGACTGGACGCATCAACCCGGCTCGTCGTTTTTGTTCCAGCACCCACACGGACACGGCCTAGACGGGGAAGAGCACAGGTATGAGCGCATCCCTATGCCGGAATCGGTTGTGGACGCGCTGCTCAGGCTATAGCGCAGACGAGGCCGATGAACGCGATGTGCATGGCTTGGTCAACGCAAGCGGGCCACTCGGCCATTGCTCCACCGGCGTCTGCTGCCAGAAGTCCATCCAGTGCCGGTGCAGTTGAAACCTGTCCTGCAACCAGTGCTCGATGAAGATGGCCCATAGCATCCACAACTGAATCGGCATGTTGAAGTAGCACGCGGCGACCCAGAAGGGAACGGAGTAGGCGAAGACGTGCGCGGTGCAGACGAGGCTGCTGCTCGATTTGGCCTGCATCCAGTGGTTCTGCAAGATGAAGTCGCCAACCAAGTGGCAGACGATGAACTGGGCGAGCAGGTCTTTCACAGCACGGGATGGAGATTGGCGCAGGCGTGGGCGAGCCATTCGTTGGAGGAAGGCCCGGTCGCGCCCGGCATGTAAGACCAGCCTGCGCCGGGGTGCCCGGCGGCGGTGCTGCGCTCGATGTTGCGCCGGTTCCGCACCTGCGCGGCGTCGAAGCCGTTGACGAAATGGGCGTGGAGCAGCTTGAACGGACGGTGCTCGGTGGCCACGTTGCAACTGTGCAGGGCGTGCCGTCCTACCATGAACTGGACTTCAATCTCCGGCTTCCAAGTGATGAACTTATCCTCGTTGGTCTGCCGGGCACCGGTCTTGCACAGGTCGTAAATCTGGCTCACGCCGTCGTCCACCACGAGCGGCGCGTGCTGCTCCTTGATGAGCGCCAGCCCGGTCGAGCCGAGAATGCCCTCGGTGGTCTGGAGTTCAGCGAGAATGTCGGGCGCGTAGATGAACTCGTCTACGTCCGGCCACATAATCCAGTCGGCCTTGCCCCGCGCCTCGCGGTAGGTGTGGTGGATGGTGTCGAGGAAGAGCATGTCGTTCATCCCCTTGTCCCAATCGCGAATCTCGACCAGCGGGTTGGCTTGCAGCATCTCGCGGGTGCCGTCCGTGCTGTGCTCGTCGAAGACGATGATTTTGTCGGCGAACTTGGAGTAGTGCCGGAGGAAGAAGGGCATCATGGCCGCTTCGTTCCACGCGAAGGTGTAGACATGGACTTTCATACGATTTTCACGAACCAAGTGCTCACGTCGCTGCGCTGAACTGCCGCACCGAAGACTTCATCAACCGCCTGCTTAACGCCCCACTCCGGCACGTAGTCGTGGCCGCTGATGTAGCCGCCATTGGTGACCTTGGGCAGCCACGCGAGGATGTCCTTCTTCGCGCTCGCGTAATCATGCTTGGCGTCGATGTAGACCGCGAACAGTGAGCCGTCCCTGAACAGCTTCGCCGCTTCCACGGAGTCCATGATGACCGGCACCATGATGCCGCGCAGACCCTCATCGGCCACGTTGGAATTAAATGTCCGCCATATTTTTCCATAGCTCTCGGCCAGTTCGGCTTGGTCAGCCGCGCTGTGCTCGTCAGAGCCACGGAACGTGTCAACGCACCAGAGCGTCATTTTACCTGCGTCAAAGCGCCGCGTCAGCGCGTGGCCTAGAAAGCAGGCCGACGCACCCTTCCAGACTCCGACCTCGGCAAGCTGGGCGTTGAGCGGCGCTTCGGCGGCGAGCCGGGTGTAGAAGTTGGGGAAGTCGAAGTATCCTTCAATCATGCGGGTGTGGGGTTGCGGGTGGCAAAGACGTAGGGGCGGTGAGCGATGGTTGCGTCCACGGTTACGGAAAAGCCTTGCATCCCAAGGAAGCCGGTCATGCCGGTCAGGCTGTTCTCGAAGCCGTCCACGCGGGCCTCCGGGCGGAAGTCGTAGTCCGGGTGAAGCTCCATCGCGATGGTGTCGATGAGGCCGAGCTTCTTGGAGGTATACAGGATTGCGAACTCCGCGCCTTCGCAGTCCATCTTGCAGAAGGCCACGCGCTTGGCCGGGTTTTTCTGCACGGCGATGTCGATGATGTCGTCCAAAGCCACGGTCAGCACCGCGTAGCCGTCCGGGTCAGGGGCGGCGGTGGCCAGTGTGCCCGCGCCGGTGTTGGCGTTGCCGTCGTGGACGTTGAACCGAGCCATCGTGAGATGGGTCTGCGGGGAGTCAGAACGCCAGCACGCGGCGCAGATGATTTCGACGTGGCTGCCCAGCGGGTGTGTCTCCCAGACGTTCTGCTTGAGCTTGGCGTGGTTGCGCTCATCCGCCTCGACGCTGACGATGCGCCGGGCACCCCGGTCGAGCGCCGCGTAGCAGAACGCGCCGATATGCCCGCCGATGTCGAGGATGACATCATCGGGCTTGAACTCAGTCAGCCGGTAACAGTTGTTGGTGACGACCTCGGTGTAGGCCACGCGGTCGATGTGATAGTTTTCTCGCCAAAAGCTCATGTGTAAGAGAACGTGGTAATTACGAAGTGAAGACGACGATTGTGACGCCAGAGGAATTTGCAACCGGACAGGCATCTGTCCGGGCACGGGAACTCTTCAAGCACCCCAACGGCCCGCGCAAGAAGCGTGCGCCGCTGCCCCCGCCCGCCAACCTCGACAAGCAGGTCGGCACCATCACCCCGGAGCAGTTCGGACGCGGGGATGCCTACTGGACGGGACGCCGCAGGCTGGGTCATCGCACGAAGAAGTCCGACGCCATCAAGGTGGTGGACAGCCTGCTTTCGTCACCGTAAACCCGCCGCACGCTCCACGCGAGCAGGCCCGATAAAACGTGGTAGTCGAGCAACCAATGTTTCGCAGTAGCGCAACGAGGCCCGCGCTGAAAGCGTAAAGTTGAGCACCATCTGGCGTTTGAATAGCGTAGACATTCTGCTTTCGATGCAGCAGCAGCGCGGTGTTGTCACGGTGTTTTCCAAGGTTGGACTGGCGCATGGCCTCGATAGACGAGGGTTGGGCACCACGCCGCACGGCGGCGGATGAGAGCTTGGCACGGTGGGCGTCGGTGAACGCGCCTTGGTAGCGCGCAGAGATGGCTGTAGACAGCTTTTGACGAGTAGTGCTGCTGGCAACGCGGCCACGATTTGACGCGCCAATCTTGGCCCGGACTTCCGCAGGCAGACTTCGACCAGTAAGGCGTGCGGAGATGAGTCGTCCAACTTCTGGTTTCAACTTGCGGCCTGTAAAGGCGTGCGTAGCGGTGTTGAGCAGGTTGGCGAAGCCATAGTGCTCAATCAGTCGTTTCTCTTCCAGCAGCGCAGTAGTCTCATCACTGGACTCAAAGACCTTTTCAGCCGTGAACGGTTGTCCGTTCAGGAGTGCTCGCATCCGTCTGTAAAACTGGCCGCTGGTTCTCTTTCAGCGCAGGGCGGGCTATGACGCGCTGGTGATGGTGCATCCGGTCACGGCTGCCTTTTCCGACGTAGAACACGCGGCCATCCGGCAGTTTTAGCACATAAACATAGTAGCTTTCCATGCCGTAGCTACGAGCGTGGCGGCAGGAATTAGCAAAGCTACGAGGGCATCTACAGCGTTGTTCAGCACGATGTTGCCGAACTTGATGAGTTCGTAGTCGGCGCTGGTCAGCCGCACTTCCGGGTTGGAAGGATGGTCGAGGGCCACACGGGTCACCGAGGTCACGCCGGTCACGGCTTTGACCACATCAGCCACGCTCACACTGGAGGCGCTGATACCGGTGACCCGTTCGCCGTATACAGTTTGCCCCACGGCAAGCTGCTCGCTCCACGCCCGCAGGTTGGAGCGAATCTCCCGGCGCTTGGTCATGGTGTTGTCCCCGGTGTAGCCGACGTAGACGTTTACCGTGCGCTCGGCTGAGTAGCCTTGCACGGTGTTGAGCTTCATGGTCAGGTCGCCCGGTGCCCCCTTAATCCACAGCGAGGCTTTGCCTGTGAGCAGGTTCACGGTGGACGGATAGGCGTCGTCGGCGCTGAGGCTCGTGCCCGACAGCTTGGCGAACCCGGAAGAGACGTAGGGCACGATGGAGAGTTCAGGCAGGCCGAGGAACAGGCGCAGCGACCACGCGGCCAGCGGGTAGATGGGCAGGCTGGCGGTGTAGAGGCTGACGGAGTTCCCGTCGCCGTCCGTCACCGGGCTGCCGCTGCCGCTGCGAGCGATGGCATACGTGTAGTTGTCCTGCGGGGCGGTGAACAACTCGGTCGAGTTGGACGTGTTCAGGTCAGCGATGGGTGTGGCGATGTTGAGGGTGTCCACGCCCTGCGCTTCGTCGAGCGCCCGCACGAGGTTTGAGAAGAGCAACGGCTGGCCGGGTCGCAGGGCGATGATGCTGGCCTTGAGTGTGCCGAGGACGAGGCGGCGCGTGTCCACGATGGAGAAGCCGCTGAACGTCTTGAAGCGGAGGCTGGCGGGCACCGGGCGCGCAGTGCCGTCGTAAATCTGCACGAGGTCAGTGGCCACGGCTTTGGTCTGCAAGTAGTCCATGAGCGCGAGCTTGAGCGCCGAAGACAACGGCACCAAGCCGCCGTCCGTCCCGGTCGTCCACGCATAGAGGACGACGTTGTTGCCTTCGAGGAAGCTGTTTTCCGGTCGGGTGCTGGCGCGGGCGTAGGCCACGCTGCCATGCTCCGGGTGGACGAACTGGGCGGCGAGCGTCTGGTAGTCGTCCAGCGTCACCGCACGGTCGTTGGTGCGGACGAAGAAAGGAATGTTGACGCGGGCCTCTTCCAAGGACTCTTGGTCACGCCCGCCAATGCCGGAGGCCGTGCGGTTGGTCAGCGTGATTGGCACCGGGCTGGACAGGCTGCTGATGATGCCGGTGATGGACGTGCTGATGTCGTTGAGGGCCACGTTGCCGTCCAGACCGCCGCCCACGCGGTAAGTCACTTCGATGACCGCTTCGCCGGGAGCCGAGGCACCGAACACGTCATCGCCGAAGCGCACCACGGTCTGGCCGAAAGTTTGGTCAGCCCCCGCCACGAAGGTTTGCACCCAGAACACTTTGGCGTCGGCTTCGCGCACGGTGGACGGGCTGACCTCTTCCCACGGCACGCCATCGACGGTCAGGCGCACGGAGCCGTCGATGACCGGGAAGCGCGTGAGCTTGGCGGCGAAATCCGGGTTGTTGCCCGGCGGCACCACGAAGCGGTCATCGACTGTCTGGCCCTGCACGAGTTCAATGCGTTGCTCGTAGACATCAGCGGTGGTGGCCTCGGTAACGCCTGTGTAGGCGCTGTCCAGCACGATGCGGGTGAAGTTGGACACGGCACCGGGCGTCGTCTCCAAGCTCTGAATGCCGTAGGTCGTCGTGTCTCCGCGCTTCTGGAAGGTCTGGCCCACGCTGATGAACTTGGACAGGTCGATGGTGCTGTCGATGATGTCAACCGCAGTGGAGCCGTTGGTGACTTGGACGTAGCTGTTGATGACCTGCGCGCCGGACTGTTCCGGCGAGAGCACGACCACCAATACGCGAGGGGTCAGGTCACCCGCTTCGATGGTGAAGTCCTTGAGCGTTTCAAACGGCAGCGCGTCGATGGAAGCCGTGCGAACCTGCGTGCCCTTCTGGATGGTGACATCCGCTTCTGTGGGCGATGTAATCAGGGCTTCGCAGAGCACCGTGGATGGAACAGGATTGTGGAGCCGGTAGCCGGGCAGTGTGCCGATACGCACCGCCGATTCCCGAAGCGTCATCGTCCCGACAAAGTTTTCACCCGCGCCACGGTTGATGATGAACGCCAAGACCGTGGTTGACCACGCAACGATGTCCACCAGCACGATGCCGAACGAGTTCGTGAGAAAGTCGTTCCACACGCCGGGGTAGCGGGCGCGCACGCGCTGCAAGAGCGCGTCCTTGTGGCTCTGGAAGTCTGTCTTGAGATACCGCAGCGAATTTTCAATGGCCATACGCCTCTAACTACCCCGGCTCTCAGCAGCCGACGAGCACGCCGTTGGTCAGGTAGCCGTGCCACTGTCCCGGCGCGTTGATGGAGGGCGTGAGCGACGGGCAGTCGTCGGGGCCGGAAAGAAGCCAGCGCGGATGGATGTCGCCGCCGAGCCGCAGCACGGACGGGATGGTGTCGCCGGGCAGGTTGATGAACATGGAGGCGCGGTCAGGCTGGATGAAGTAGCCGCCGGGGCCAGCGGCGAGCAGCGCGTCGTAGTCGGTGCAGTGGACGGCTTTCACGGTGTCTTGTTCAGGGTGTAGAACACCTCTCGCACTGGGTCATACGGCGTTCCTATCCTGAACTTTTGGTTCAGCAGCGACGTTGAGTAGAATCCGGGCAGTCCTCTCTTAATTTCAGACTGCACATGTGCCACTTCCTGTTCCCAACTTGGCGGATTTTCATAGGTAAATCCGCGCATGAGCAGGCGTCCAGTCCAACTGCGAGCCTTGGATAGATTTCCGGTAGACATGAACACAGGCATGACAAGCTGTAGAGCGTAGACACTGTAGTCGTGCCCAAAGCTGACGGGCCTCCACTCGCGCAGCTTGTTCCAGCGGAACGGACGTTCAGTGCTCAGGTAGACTTGGGCATCAGGGTCTTCCGGGTCAACAGACCAGTCGATGTCCTCGGCTTCCAGCAGGGTGGCGACGAGTAGTTTTGCTATCTGTGTAGACATCGGCAAAACGCTGTATACACTACAGCGAGAAAATCTGGTTGTTGGCCCACGTTACGGAGCCGTTGCCGTTGGTTGAGGGTGACACGGGCAGGCCCAGCGCGGTGTCGATGAAGCAGATGAGGGTGGACGTGCTGTCCACGCCGGTCACCTTCACGATGGCCAGCGCCTCCACGGAGACGTTGGGGAGCGCCGTGAAGGACGCCCCGGATGAACCGGCCACGCCGTTCGCGGTCGTGCGGGCGGTCAGTGTGCCGGAAACGGCGACGCGGGCCTGCGGCATGACATCGGCCAGCGTCGCGTGGGCGGCGCTGGGCGTGTAGAACGCCCGGTCGATGAGAATGGCGCGGATATTGTCGGTCAGCCAGTTGACCTGACCTTCGAGCAGCGCCTTTTTGCCGCCG